AGCTTCTTGCCGTCGTAGCCAACAGCCGAGCTGATGGTCCACTTGCCCTCGAGCTGCTTCGCCAGCGTCCCGAAGGTGATCGGGTTCATGAACACCGTGTCGGGGTCGCCGCCGATGTTGTCGACCGCCGCCACCATATCGACGAGCAGGTTGGCCACCGAGCGACCGTCCGTCCCGTCGATGCGCAGACCGCCGAGGAAGTCGGACTCCGTCGTACGGTCGACGCCGTAGTAGAGCGTGGCGCCCGGCGCGACATCGGGCACCCAGTCGGCGAGTCCACTGCCCGTCAGCGTTGCGCCCGCGTTCGAGCCATCGCCGTTGAGGTAGAGGAAGTCCGTGTTGACGATCAGCGCGATGCCGGCGGTCGCGTTGCCCGTGAGGACGATGGTCCCCGTGGCGCGCGTGACCGTCGAGATCGTGACCGTGCCAGCGCGGAGCGCCGAGCCGAGCGTGGCCGACGACTGCAGCACTTCGCCGGCGCGCACGCCCCAGATCGCGCTGATGTCCTTGAACACCAGCGTCGGCGTGGCGACGTTCGACAGGCCGTCGAGCTGACCGATCTCACCGTTCGCGGTTCGGAAGAACCGGAAGTTGAGGTAGTTGCCCTCGGCAGCGATGCCGTTGTCGAACTCGTCGAACGCCGGCTCGAAGGCATCGATGTCACCGGTCGCGGTGGCTTCGATCGCCTGGTTGTCGACCTTCGCGATGCGGTAGTGCACGCCGCGCGTGACACCGAACACCTTGTAGGACGAGACGTTGTTGACGGCGTTCGTGATTGCCGTGGCGAACGTGGACGAGCCACCGCCCGGCAGTGCCGTCATGATCGGCTGGTCCCACTTACGGCCACCAGCTAGCTTCTTTTGCGACTTGGACAGAAGCCCAATCGCCTTGTTGTTCTGCATTGCCATTCGAGCGACTTCGAAGGGGCTGTAGTGCTCCTTCAGCATCGGATCGAATGCAGTTAGATCGAGAACCGCCATAACACAGACCTCTTCACCGCGATTGGGTTAGGGCCTGCTCAGAAGTGCAGACGCAACTAGGGTGTTGCGCCCTCCTTCAGCTTCGGCATGATTCGGCCGAGGCTCTGGCGACGCCGTGTTGCTTCGTCGACAGGCTCAACATGAGTCGTCGTCTCGGCAGCAGTGACTGGCTTCTGCGGTGTCTGTGGAGCCTGGCGGTTCTGGGGGCTCACTCCCTGGGTGACACCTGCGTTGGCCGGTTGTGCTTTGGGCGCAGCCGGATTGAGCAGGCGAGTCCGCTTCGCGGTCTTAGCGGACTCCTTTTCAGCGTAGTACTTGTTCGCCAGCGCGGCAGCCTCTTCCCAGGCCATCTCCACACCGGATTTATCGTGCTGTCGTTTGATGATGCTCCACACGATCGCTTGTGGGTCGGCATCGTCCTGAATCATCAGGTCGGGATACGCGTCGGGCTTCTGATTGAGCACGTACGCGAGCGCGCCAATGGCGTGCTGTTCCCGTTGCTCCTGCTCGGCCTGGACGCGGTCGGCCTGGAGCTTCTCCTGCTGCTTGGAGATGCTGGTCTGGTAGGACTTGACCGTGCGCAGGGCCTTGCGGGACTCGACCTCGCGCTTGATGGTCGGATCGAGCGGCACGCCGAGCACGTCGTGGGTGAGCTCGGTGACGGCGTCGGTGATCGCATCGCGGAGCTCGGCGTCAGTTGCGGCGCCGGTCCACTCCTTGATGAGGTCGCGCAGCGTCTCGCCGGACTTCTCCAGGTAGCGCTCGCGCGTGGGCAATGACTTCTCTCGCGTGGTCAGCGCGAGCTCGCGGTCGGCGAGCGACTTCTCTCGGAGGTCATGCTCGACCTTGCGCTGATGCTCGATGGCCTTCGCAGCGATCTCGGTGGCCGGTGCGGCTGCCGCCGGCGCTGCCGTTGCCGGCTTCGCAGGATCTCCATGGGGGACTGCGCCTGCGGCGTCTCCAGCGGCAGCTACCGACGTTTCGTGGGTGACCGGGACGAGGTCATCGACCTCGAGCTGTTCGCCCGGCTCGCTGGCCTTGTGCTTGTCGGCGATGGACTGGAACAGCTTGCGTGTGCCGTCGGACATCGCGCGGTGAGTGCGCGGGCCAGCGGCCGGCGTGGCCGTATCGTCAGGCGCGACGATCGCGGCAGCGACTTCGGCTGCGGTTTCGGTGGGCGCGATCGCTGGCTCGAAGTCATCACTCACTGCATCACTCCCTGGCTCATGTTCGGCATGGGCATCCCGGCTGCTGCTTGCGCGTCCATCCCGCCGAGGCCGTTACCGGGCAGCGGCGGAAGGTTGTAGTTGGTCGTGTTCGTCGTGCCGCCAGCCGGCGCGCCCGGCATCGGCATGCCCGGACCTGCGCCCGCGCCCATCGGTGGCATCGCCGGCGGCTGCGTCAGCTTCTTGGCCTCGCCCTCGAGCATCTTGAGGAACCAGCGGAAGCGGCCTTGCACCTCGTCGTCGGCGCCCTCAGCGAACGCGTTGCCGAGCTCGCCGATGGCCATCGTCTTCGCGAGGTCCGGGCTCGGCGACAGCATGTACGGCGTGGGCGTGCAGTTCTCCAGCGGCTCGTCCGGATCGGTGAGCATCTCCATCACCCGCTCGAGGCAGCGATACGGGCCGAGCAGGTGGCGGTTGGCGCGCGCGATATCGGGCTCGTCGAACAACGCCGCGGTCTGCATCGGGTCCGACAGCAGGCCCGCCTTGGCCATGTCGTTGACCGTGTCGAGCTTGCCGCTGCGCGCGTCGGGCAGGAAGTTGATAGGCTCGAGGTTCAGGTGGTAGTTGCCGCTGTCGACGTCGAACTTCTTCCAGTCGATCTCCGTGATCCACGGCGCGAGCTTGACGTCGTCTTCGTCGTCGGCGCCCTCATCGTCATCGTCATCCTCGGCGAGCATCTGCGCGGCATCGAGCAGGCCCTGGCCGATGTCGACGCTCAGCATCGCGTAGGCCATCTCGACGTGGCTGAAGCGGTCCGACTCGATGTCGTACTGCGTGTCGAGTGCCTTGCCGCTGGCGTTGGGGCCAAGCGATGGCTTCGAGGCCGCCGCCGACTGCGAGGCGCCGCTCGTCTCGTACATCTGCTGGATGAGCCAACGCAGGTAGTCGGTGGCATCGCGGCTGACCGGGTTGCCCGGCACCATGTGCGGCTCGGGTCCGTCGTGCTCGATGACGCTCGGGTGGCGCGTGCGCAGGTGGTTCTTGTTGATGTTGCCCGAGCGCGGCACCAGGATCTTGAGCGACGCGCCCCAGTAGATGTCCTCCTGGATGCTGCGATGGACGTCGTTGACCTTGGACTGCAGCGGTGCGAGCGCGCGCACGAGCCCGTGACCGAAGTAGCCGCGGACCGGCGCCGTGTAGAACATCCCCTGGAACGGGAACCGTGGGATCTTCCACTTGCACGTCTTGAGCGGTGCGCTGACGCCGCGGATGCCCTTGAAGTAGGCGCCGTCGCCGGAGCCCTTCTGCGTCGGTAGGCGCCAGCCCTCGACGACCTCGACTTGGTCCGGGTCGGTCGGCGCGTCGTACTCGTACGGCGTCCATTCGTCGCGGCTCGCGCGTGACGCCTTCTTGATCTCGTCGGCAAACTTCGGGTGCTGCTTGGCCAGCACGTCCTTGTCTTCGAGGTAGACGCGGGCGAGCGTGCGGGTGCGGCCGTAGCGCGCCTCGAGCGGATCGACCAGCACCTCGTGACGCGGCACGCGCTGCACGTGGACGTCGCCGCCGCGCGGGAACGTGTGCGAGTAGCCGGTGCCGCGGATGAGGCTGTCGCGAAGCACCTGAGGCCGCATGCGCTCGACGTTCGGCGTGCCCATCTTGCGGCGCAGCACGCGGCTGGCGCGCTGGGCGTAGCGCTTCTCCGAGTAGGCCGCATCGTCGGCGCCGATCACCGGCATCGGCCGTCGACGTCCGAGCCGCGCGACGAGCGTGTCGACGATCGGTCCGATGTGGTTCAGGTTCGCGGTCGCCGAGGTTGCTGCTTGCTGGCGCAGCCACTCGAGCGATGGCGTCGCGTTCTGCGAGGCGCTGAGCGGGATGCCGAGATAGATGGCCTCGTGGATGAGGTCCATCGCGTTCTCGGTGCGCTGCCGCATCTTGAGCCGGTCAGCCCATCCCCAGAGTGCGGCGAGCGCCGCCGGTCCGGTCTTCTCCCAGAAATGACCATCGAGGCCCGGGTCGGCCTCGGCAGGGCTTCCGCTGGCGTCCTTACGCCGGCGAGCCACCCAGGGTCACGTCAGCCGCTCCCTGGGCTTGCTTGGGGTTCGCGAGCACGGACAGGATCGACTCGGCCGGCTGGCCGGTGTGCACGGCAATCGCCTCGACCATCGCTCGAGCAACAGCGTGCCAACGCTTCTCCGGCTCGGTCGCGTTGATGTACGCATCGGCGGCAAGCTCGGCCAGCGCCTGGATGATGGCGTCGGGCGTCACGACTGCACCGCCGGCTCGTACTCGGCCTCTTGCTCCTTGAGCTTCTTCATCAGCTCGCCGCCGAACTCGTCGTAGATGCCTTGCCGAGCATCCTCGGTCGTCGTGATGCTCGAGCGTGCTTGCATCACGGCAAGCTCGACCGATACCGTGCCGACCTGCGCCGACGTGACCATGTGGCCGTTGGCCTTGGCCCACGCGAGCAACCGTTGCATCTCTGCAACATCACCAGCCGTAGGGGTCATCTTGCGGGGCACAGTTGGCTTCCTCGAGCTCGCGCTCTTCGCGCTGCGCCCATTCTGAGGTGTTCGGTAGTGTCGGTAAAGAAGGTTCCTTCCCGCGGTGGTGATAGCTCTCACGGTGTGCGTACAAGCCACCGTCGCACGCGTGATTGGGAGTCTTCTTGTCCTCGACGAGCTTGCCTTCCTCGCTTCGGATAGGCGCCCATCGGTGGGACTTCATCTCGATGGCCAGTGGCGAGCCGAGTCGGAACTTGATGCGACGCTTGCGGATGTCGGCGTTCATCGTCGCGATCGCGACTGCCTTGTTGGTCTTGGTCGCCTCGATGATCGGGATTCCGTAGTGCTCTACCCACTTCTTCGACCAGCCCATCACGGCCGGCTTGCCGCCGCCGCCCGCGTCGCCGACGATGAGGCCGATATAGATCTGCGAGCAGATCGCCTTCATGTAGACGGCCATCTCGTCGTAGTCGAGCCCGGCGCGCTTCCAGCTACAGAGCTCGTAGAGGTTCGAGTCCTTGAGCGACCACGCCCAGACCACGAACGCGAAGCCGCCAGTAGTGCCAAGGTCAACGCCCTTCGCGAGGAAGTACTCGCGCGGTTTCTTGTCGAGCCGACCCGGTAAGTCGAGCATCGCCGCCTTCGCATCGGGGAATCCATCGGCGAGCAACCGCTGTGGCGCATACACGAGCTCGTGCTCGGGCACCTGGTTGTACGCATAGACGAACCGGGCGTCGGTCTTGACCCACTTCGCTAGCCACTCGCGCTGGAAGTCCGGATCGTCGTCGGCCCAGCCGTTGTCCCGCTTCGCCGCGCCGGCGGTATTCTCCCAGCGCTCCTCCGCGGTGCCCCCGAAGAACGGATTGTCGACGACAGCGAGGCTGTGCACCTCACATCCCGAGATGACGGAGCCGTCCTCGCGTGTGATCTCGTAGAACATGCCGGCGCAGTCCTGTCCCGGCGTGCCGCTGACCCAACACTCGCCCTTGTAGTCGGCGAGCGCGCCCACAACGACGGATTTGTAGAACCGCTCCAGCCACTGGAAGTCCTGAGCCTCGTCGATCCAAAACACGTGCTTCGCGTTGCCGCGCTTCTTCGTGATGGCGCGTTCGTTGTCGGCGCCGAAGAGCTCGATGCGCCCGCCGTTCGAGAACTCGAGCGCCAGCTCCTGCTCTCTGACCTCGACGGTGATGGCATCGGCGAGCCGGTACTTGGCGACGCCTGGCTCGTCGAGCTCGACGCCGTACCTGCGGAGCACATCGACCAGCCCCGACTGCGTGTCGTTCTCCCATGCGCGCTCGCGAGCCTCAATGCGTGTCGTGTGCACGACGGTCGCGCGGAAGCCGTCGATCTCCAACGCGCGTGCGATGAGCTCGCGACAACCGCCCGCGGTAGCGCCGGCTCGGCGCGTCTTGCGGGTCGCCTTGCGCTTGGCCTTGCTGCAGTAGTACGCGCGCTGCTTCGGATAGTAGAACGCGCGAAGCTCGGTCGTCAGCGCAGCAACGGCCTGCTTGCGCTTGGTCGCCTCAGCCCTGGCGAGGATGCCCGCCAAGACCTGAGGCGGTGCGTTCACGCGTCAGGTGGAGCTGCCGTCCCGGCGGCGAGCGTCGACAGCTTGGCGAGCGCCTGGCGGTACTGCTCCTGTGCAGTAGCGAGCGCCTGGTTGGCTTCCTGCAGCGTCGCCGATGCGAACGCGAACCGCTCATAGGCAACGGCGTGGTCACCGGTGAGCAGCGTCGAGCGCACGTTCGGCTTGTCGTCGAACGGACCTTCGGCGGTGGGCACGTCGAGTAGGTCCTCGGCTTGGGCAGCTTGGTCGAGCTTCACTTCGGCTCCTCGTCCATCTCGGTGACGAAGGCGATGTTCGTGAGCGGCACCTTGATACGCTGCTTGACCGTCCCCGCTTCGTACGTGAACAGCAGGTGGTTGTTCTTGTCGACGCACGTAGTCTTGCCATGAGCCGAAGAGTGCGAAGCTTCCTGCTTGGCGGACCATGACTCGCGTCCTTGCTGGCCGATGGTGACGGGGTGAACGAACTGGACGAAGCTAATGGCCACGGCTCTTCCTTTCTGTGTAGCGACGCTGCGCGGCGGCAAGGCATCTCCGACAGCGCTTCGTCTTCTTGTACAGCTTGGTGTTTCGCTCGGTCATCTCGTGACCGTGCGCGCACTTCGTTCGATTGCGATGCGAGTAAGCTCGCCGGTTCATGTTATCGAGGTGCGTCATCACCCGAAGGTGCTCAGGGTTGACGCATCTCGTGTTGTCGCATCGATGGTCGACTTCAAGAGTGGCCGGAATCGGCCCTCGCGTTCTCTCGACGACGAAGCGGTGTGTCAGGTGGTACTTGCTGTCGACGGTGATGCATCCGTATCGTCCGCCAGCGCCAGTCCACAGCCAGCATCCGCTGTTGGGTTCTGGCACGACCTTGGCCCAAAAGCGCGGACCGAATGCGGCATCACCCCAGTTCATGCTGCACGCTTCTTCCCGGCGTTGACCGCGCGCGGCCACCGACGCACGCGCTCCGTTCTCGTCGCGCACG